GTAAGAGGAGGTATTCAGTCTGATATGGTAAGAAATATGTGGGCAGGAGATACGGCAGCAGCAGTAATTGCTCTTGACTGTACTTACGACTCAATGGGAGATGGACTATGGAAGAAATTATCAGCAGGAAGTGCTATTAATGGGGGAACTCAATTAAGAGAAGTTACAGGAACTTTAGGTGCAGCAGCAACTGAGTATGTTACTGTAGGAGCTACTTTACCTGCAGCAGATGCTGTTCTTGCACTAGAAGCTGTATTTAATACTGCTCCTTCTGCATTACAACAAACACCTGCTTCAGAAAAAAGAATTTTCTGTACTCCAAATATCTACAACGCATGGTATAGTGCATTAACTCAAGTTGCTTCAGCAGGTTCAGTTGATTACGGACATTCAGAAGCTCAATCAGGAAAAGCAAGATTATACTTTAGAGGTGTAGAATTAGTTCCTATGTATGAGTGGGACACAGCTTTAACTACTTTAGCAGGAGCAACTTTCCCTGCATTATTTACTGCAGCAACTGCAGCTATTGATGCTACAGCAGGATGTATCTATGTAGCTAAAGAAAACTTAATGATAGGTACTGATGTTTCAGCTCCTTCTAACGAAATGAAAATGTTATATGATGAGGTTTCTGACAATATGTACATTAGAGCAGGATTCACTATGGGCTTTGAGTACGGTTGGAACTCTTTAGTTAATGGAGTTTGTTTAGTAGACTAATTTAATAGTAAATAGGGTGGGAGAAATTCCACCCTAAATACTTTTATTAATTTAAAAAAATAAAATAAAATGGCAATAGATACAGGATTAATAGTAGATTGTGGCGACTTAAACGCAGTAGGTGGGATTAGACAAATCATACTTACAGACCTATCAAATATAGCTACTGTTACTCCAACAGCAGCAGCAGCAGACCACATTATAACTTCAATGACAGCAACAAACCCTTGGGCAAGATTTGAATTTAAAAATGAAACTGCAGCATTAGCAATAACAGGAACTAAAGAAAATGGAAGTACAGCTTACGAGTGTGCTTTATCTTTCTATATTCCTGAGATGAACGCTGATAGAATGGCTCAATTATCACAGTTAGAGGACGCTTGTCCTGTAGCTATAGTTGAGATGAATTCAGGAGAGAAGTTTGTGATTGGATTCTCATATAAATACGAGAATTTAGGAGCAGGAGCTACTCCTTGGATTAGAAATCAAACTTATGCAAACTTAACTTCTATTGAAGGAGGAACAGGTTCTGCTTATGGTGATGACAATGGATTGACTGTAACATTAACTGCAAGACAATTTGAGTTACCTTTCAACTACTCAGGAGCAATTAGTCCTGAAACAGGAGATTTAACAGCAACTACAGACTAGTAAATTAAGATAGGTAGGGGGTTATGAACACCCCCTATTTATATCTTTTTTATGTGTAATTGTAATAATAAGAAAATTGTGGTAGATTTGCCACATATTAATATATATACTACTATGGCTGAATATAAAGCTAAAAAACAATACGAAGGTGCTGCAACTAGATTTAATGGTATTCGTGTTAATTGGAGTACAGCAACACAGGAAGAACTTGCTTGGGTTTATGAAGAAGCAAATAATGGTTCTCATTATGTAGAAAAAATTAACAAAAAATCATCTAATGAAGAAAGCATCAACAAAGTCAGTAAAAAGTCCTTTAGTAAGAAAGACTCAAAAGAAGAATAATACTTTTGAATTTGGTGTTTTTGATTTATCAGTTCCACCAAGTATTACTGAGGTAAAAGACCTTAATAGTCTTAATAATGAATGGGTGCCTTTTGGGGATGATAACTTATTTCCTCAGTATTTAGCAGAGTTAAAGCGTAAATCCTCTACACATAGAAGTGTATTGGCTCAAAAGACTGTATTTACAAGTGGAGCTAAATTTGTTTGTGAGGACGAATCATTAAGAGAATTTATTGAAGATGTTAATGCAGATAAAGAATCTTTAAGAGATGTCTTTAAGAAATTAGCTGATGACTATTATACTTTTGGTAACGCTTACATGGAGTGCGTTATATATGATGGAGGTGTAAATCTTTATCATTTAGATGCTACTACAGTAAGAATGTCAAAAAGCAAGAAGGAGGTTTATGTAAATCCTGATTGGTGTAAGTATTGGAATCAAGACAAAAAAATAAAAAGACTACCTATATATCCTAGAGTAGCACACAACAAGTTCGTAGTACACTTTAAGGACTACGAGCCTACATTTAACTTTTACGGACTTCCTGATTATGTAGCAGCACTAGAGCATATCTGTGTTGATTACGAGATTGGAAAGTGGAATCATACTAAATTCTTAAATGGATTTCAACCATCTGCAATCGTTGAGATTAGTGGAGATATGGGAGAGGAGGAAGCTCAGAAAATGGTACATGAAGCTCAGAAGAAGTTTGTAGGAGAAGGAAATAATGGTAAAATACTATTTATAGTGAAGAATGGAGATACATCTCCTGCCAATGTTCAAATTATTAAAGACGACCAAGAAGGTAGTTGGATTGATTTACAACAAATTACCGACCAAAATATTATAACTGCCAATAGATGGCAGCCATCACTTTCAGGGATTGTTAGTTCAGGTAAAATGAACAATTCAGGTAGTGAAATTAGAATTGCTTATGATTTAGTAATGACTACAGTAATTAGAGATACCTCTGAGTTATTATTAAATGGTATAAGAACGGTTCTTTACAGCGAAATGGGTTATGACCCTAAAGATTTAAAGATTCATTATGAGCCACCAATCTCATATGCTAATGATGTAGATATTAAGCAAGTCCTTACTATAAACGAACAAAGAGCATTAATTGATGAAGATTTACCAATGTTAGAAGATGGAGATATGTTTGTTGCAGATAGAGAGGTTATAGTAGTAGAAAAAGATAATGATGGAGATGGAGATGTTGATGAAAGTAAAGAAATAACTGTAGAGCAATAAGATATGGGTAATACTAAACAATACGCAACGCTAGTAACAGCAGGAGAGGTAATTGACAAAACTTTTACTAATAAGAATACTGATCCTGTTCTTGTTTCAGAAAATACTATTGTTTTATCTGAACTAGCACACATTAGACCTTTACTTGGAGAAAAGTTTTATGCAGAATTAAAGCTTCAGCATGATACAGGTACACTTAGTGTTGATAATCAGGCATTTATGACTTACTACCTAGAAGATACTTTATCTTGGTTTGTTAGGTTTGAGGTTGTTAATGATATTATGAGTAACATATCATCTAGTGGAGTTGTTAATAATATAGATGAGTTTTCACGAATAATAAGCCAAGACACTTATAATACATTTAAACAAGACACATACAGAAAGGCAGATATATTTGCCAATGATATGATGGATTTTTTAAAAGGAACAGACCAAGTGGGTTTATATCCTACATTTGCTAGTAATAAGCCAAGAAGTATGAGTGATACATATAAAAATCATGGAATGATATTCTATGATAGTATATATGGGTATGATGGTGTTGATGGATGTTTTAGTTGTGGAAATCCTCATTTAAGAGGGGAATCAAATTGTAATTGTTAAAATAAAATAATATGGCAGCAAACGAACATAGAAACTTGTTAGACGGAAATAGACATTATCCTTTAGGTTATGAAGGTGCAGATAATGATTCTTATTTAGGTAAAGGTGCAGGAACTACTTATAATGACAGGACAGGACAAATGGTTTGGAGTAACATTATACAAGCATTTGTATTAGAAAAGGAAGGAACTCTAGCTACAGAAGTTGGTGCTGATTACATTAGAATGCCTTATGGATTTAGACTAACAGAAGTTAGGGCTAGTGTTAAAACTACAGGAGAAATACTTACAATAAATATATATAAGAATGGTACATCAATACTTTCAACTGTAATAACTATTGATGCAGGGGAAAAAACATCAACAACTGCTGCTATTCCTGTTGTAATTTCAGATTATGTTATTGCTGATGACGATGAAATAACATTTGATATAGTGTTTGAGGGAGAAACAGCACCTACAGATGCTAAAGTTTATTTAGTAGGATATAGAACAACATAAAATAATGAAAAATAACATGAAAGATACAACAGAGGTTTTAATTGCAAATGGAGGAGTTATAGGGCTAACTATAGGTCAATGCAACGATATACTTCTTTTAATCTCAACAGTATTAGCTATAACTTTTACTATTTATAAATTTATAAAATTAAAAACAAAATAATATGGGGACTACGATAACTCAAACAACACTAATAACTACTATAAGTGAGAACATATCTATAAATGGAGTAGAATATGGAAATACAACATCTAAAACTATTGATGGTAATGGAAAGGTAGACCAAAGGGTTATGGAAATAAATAGTGTTGCGTTTACTTCTGTTTTTGATTTTACTGCTGCTGCTCCTGATACAGCAGGTAGTGGAGTTCAAAATGAGTTCACATATTTTAGAGTTACAAATACAGATGATTCAGTCGCAGTAATACTTGAGTTATATCTTACGGTAGACCGTATATCTTATATAAAAATACCTGCAGGTAGTAGTTTTATTTTAATGGATAATCAGCTTGATACATTAGTAGGCGAAGAACCTCTTGCGTTAAGAGATTTAGTTAAGATACAGGTTAAAGCTGATAGTGCGGCATCCCCTGTTGTTTCTGCTTACATAGAGTATTTAGCTGTATTTAAAGGAGGAGAACCATTACCTGATACACCATAATGAATAATAAAGACAGAAGTTATTACGATATTAAAAGGAATCAATCTCCTCCTAGAAAAATAAAGTATTTTGATTTATCTGAGTTTGATAGTCCTGATTATACTGATTCAGGAGATAATATGGATATTAATTTTGTTAGGAAATTAGATGAAGCAAGAGAGATAGCAGGAATACCATTTAAAGTAAATTCAGGATATAGAACTCCCTTTCATAATACTATGGTTGGTGGGGTTGAAAGTTCATCTCACATGAATATACCTTGTTGTGCAGTAGACATTAAAGCTGAGGATAGTAGAACTAGATTTCTAATAATATCAGCAGCTATACAAGTAGGTATAAATCGCATTGGTATTGGAAAAAATTTCATACATTTAGATGCAGACATAACTAAAAGTCAAGATGTTACTTGGCATTATTATTAATTAAAAAAAACATAAAAAATGAGAACAAATATTGCAGATAATACTCTACTCCTTGAAATGCTAGGAAAAGGTAGAGGTACAGAAGTTTTTACAACTGCTGCACAGGCAAGTAAAGATTGGTACTGTATATTTTTTCCTGTTGATTCAGTAATTACTACTATAGCAGGAACTGCTACTAACATTACTGCTTTAAACGGACAAAGTGTAAGTGCAGGAACTACATTGTTTCTTAATACGACTGCTATAACTTTAGCGAGTGGTATTGGCATTGGTTACCCTAACCATTAATATATAAGAATGAGATTAGCATTAGGAATATCATTACCAACTAGTAACAAGGGAGGAGGAGTAACACCTGTACAAAAGCAAGTAAATGACTTTAAGTCTAGGGTTATTGTTGATGGAGGTGTATTTG